TCATGTGCCACGGGGAACCCGGGGGCTGTCGTGATCGAATATTGCAAGGCGGCCTTGGGGGCCGCTTTTTTTATCCTATTATGAAGCTAAAACAGGGATTAGTTACATGCAAAGAGGACGTGAAAGGACGCCCTCTTTTTTGTGTAATATGGTATAATAAAGTATTGTTAAATATACGCGTAAAACCCTATTGTTTAATGCGTTTTTCTCTAAAACGGCATAAAAACGGCAAAAACTATTATCCAAAAATATTTGCCACTTTATCAGCGGCATTTTTTCGCATTTCATCTGTATAATGAATGTAATTGTTTATTACTGTATCCACGGTATCGCCCAATAGACTAGCAACGGTTTTTATATCTACATTATTTGCCAAAAGTGTACATGCGTAAGTATGCCGAAATGAATGCATAGTTTTATTTTGAACGTATTGTTTTAATACTTGATTGGCTAGTGTAGATTTATTATTTTTAAAATCGAATAACCGTTCTTTGCTAGATACTTTTTTAAAATTAGATAATATATCTGTTAAAACTGGCGGTATTGGAATAGTGCGAACGCCGTTTGTTGATTTTGTGTTGGCATATCCGTATTTTCCGTTAATTAGCGCCGTCCATTGCTTATTAATTGTCATTGTTTGATTTAGTAAATCAATATCAGACCAGTTTATGCCTATGATTTCGCCATAACGCGCCCCGGTATAACGTGCAACAGAAAATAGCACATAATACATATAATGTTTATCTTGCATGTTTTCTAATAATGATAATTCACTTTCGGTAAAGACTGATAGTTTTTTATTATCCTTTTTCTTTAGGGTTTTAAGCCGCATACAAGGGTTTGTGTGGATAATGGCGTATGGTGATATGGCGTAATTGAATAACAATTTTAAAACGGCGGTGCATAGATTAATTGAACTGATTGAGTAGCTTGTATTATTAAATTCGCGCGTAATATCTAGCGTTGTTATTTCTGTTATTTTCTTATTTTTTAACGCATCAACTACATTTAATGCGTTTTTGTACGCGATTAAAGTATTGGCCGTTAAATTCAACTGTTCGTTTAAATATATATTGAAAAATTGCATTAAGGTTAAATCTTTTAGACTATCATCTATTGAAAAGGTGATAGTCTTTTTTAATTCATCAATGATCGTTTGTGCGTGAATTTTAGCAGCCTTTTGCGTTTCAAAACCCTGTTTAGATTTCTGGCGCCAGCGGTTGCCGTCTTTGTACGAAACGATGCATTGAAACCCTTTATCTTTCTTTCTTATGGTTATATTGCATTGCATCGTTTAATTCCTCTATTGAATATTTGGCTATGTAATGCGCGGCAATAAATAAAGCTAATACTATAATCACTAATATATATCTATGTTCTTGCCACGGCACAAGGCCTAAAGCCAAGCCAATAATTAAATAAAAAACACTTTGATAAAAAGCTACATTAATTGCATCTTTCTTTTTCATGTTGAACCCCTTTATTTAACAATAAATGCGCAAAAGTGTTCGCATCTATTTCTAGTTTTGCACGTGTGGTGCTATCTAAGCTCCCGTATAAATCGTATTCACCGTGAAGCAATGCATGCCCTAATTCATGAGCAAGTGCTTCGCGCTGCTGGCGCCTACTTAACCGGCTATTTATAATAATAGCCTTTTTAATATCAGGTTTAATCAGTACACCGCTAACACCTACGGGCATACGTTTATAAAATACTTTAATGTTTAACTTGCTTGCAATGCTGCGCGGTTCATTTGAGCCGTGCGACTTAATTAAATCTAAGACAAAAGAACACATATTGAACATGCTAACAATTCCCCTTGAATATTATTAATCTTCTAATACAGCTTTCAACACCTTTGATAATTTCGCTTTTTGCGAAGTAGTCAGTTTACGATCACCATAATAACAAATTAAAGTGCTATCACTTAATTGTTTTAAATCAACTTTTCTTTCGGTTGGTTTAATCTCAGGCGTTCCCTCTACGCCTTCCGTGAAATAAGAGGTTGGCACGTTGAAATACTCAGCCAAAATTTTAACAGTCTTTAAACTAGGTATTGAGTTTTGAGTTTTCCAACGTGAAATAGTACTTTGTGCTATGCCTGTATCCTTTGAAACCTGATACATAGAAACGCCTGTTTTTTGCATGGCATCACTGAACCTTTGGTAAAACATGTTTAACCTCCGCAAATTATAAACGATTATTTATGATAATTTACGAAAAGTTTACTAGACTACTTGCGAAAACGCAACTATAATTAAGTCATAAGGTGGTTGCGGAAACGCAAGCAATCTTATAAACAATCGTGTTATAGCAGGTATGAAAGGTGAAATAATTGTTACTTGCTATAACGCAAGTATATCAAATAGAAAAGGTGGTGTAAATGATTAAAACAGTAACAAAGAATATTTTTAAATTAATGGATACAAAGGGCGTTAGCGCCTATAAGCTATCTAAAGAAACGGGAATATCGGAAAGTGTTATTTCTAGGTGGCGAAGTGGCGAGCAATCGCCTAGCGTTAGCAGCTTGGTAAAGGTAGCACACTATTTCAAGTGTGGTTTATCTGAACTGATGAAAGGAGATACTAAATGAAACTAACGTACACCGTCGATGAGGTGGCCGATGTGTTAGGCATTTCTAAATCATCGGTGTACAACTTAAGAAATAATGGTGTAATACACGCTATTGAAAAATTACCAGGGTTATTGTTTTCAGTACAAGAAATTCAAAATGTGGCGGGTATAGAAAACGAATGCAATGCGTATAACTACCGCAAATTATTGAAACGATGTGAAGAACTTGAAACGGAAAACACGAAACTCAAACAAGGTATAAAAAAAATCACCAGCCAAATGCTGATGATTACGGGAGAAATGTAATGCGATTACTCACTATTATTAAAATTATCGGTGCGGTATTCCTAGCTGGTACGCCTGGAAGTTTAGAACTAGACCGCATCACAATGTACGAAGCATGCTTGCAAATCACTATTGGGATATTGTTATTATGCGGCGCAATATACATTGATGAAATTAAAAGAAATGCCCAACAGTAGCGGCAACTACCATTGGGCAACGATGCAAACCATGAGAAAGCATCTTAACCACATCATACAACGATGTAGTTGAGGTGGCAAGGAGAAAATATGGATAAAAGAATAGTTGTAGACCTGCTAGAACGGTTTGAAAAAATTGAGGAAGATAAAAGCAATAAAAGCCCTAATATTTATATGGTTTTAGAAATAACGGCTAATTCGCATGGTATTTTTTATCATTACATTTATGTTAGAGATACAATTGCTAAAAAATCGTTCGTATGCTCTATAAAAGGGTACCCATCTAGTATGGCAGTTGACGAAGTAGAAACATACGATGATGTATTAAACGTATTACGGGGGTTGCAAAATGGCTAGTATTTACGAATTAAACAAAGATTACGCAGAACTATCCGCAATGCTTGAAGCAGCAGAAACGGAAGAAGAAATTCAAGCAATTCAAGATACGTTAGAAATGATTAACGTATCAATCGAAGAAAAACTAGAAAATACGGGTAAATTTATCAAAAATACGGAAAGCGATATCGCTGGTATTAAAGCAGAAATCGACCGTTTAACCGCAATGAAGAAAACAAAAGAAAATTTTGTTGAACGGCTAAAAAATAACGTCGAATTCGCACTAAAAGAAAAAGGCCTTGAAACGCTAACAGTTGGTACCTTTAAAGCTGGTTATAGAAAATCTGAAAGCGTGGAAATCATAAATCTTGATTTAATTCCAGCAGATTTTACAAAAGTTGAAATCAAAGCCGACAAAACAGCCATTAAAAAGGCCATTAAATCCGGCGAAGTGGTGGAAGGTGCAGAAATTAAAGTAAACCAAAATTTCTATATTAAGTAGGCAAGGTGAAACATGGAATTTAGAACGTTAAAAGCAAACGAAATAGATTGCCGTATCCAATCATTAAATGAAAAGAACGGCAGCGTAGGCGCGGTGGTACTGCTATACAAAGACGCCCGCGTTGATATGCGCCTACTTGATGAAGTTGTAGGTGCAATGAATTGGAAACGTGAACATACGATCATTGGCGATAGGTTATATTGCACGGTTTCAATTTATAACGAACAGACCGGCGAATGGGTTGGTAAATCCGACGTTGGCACCGAAAGCAACACCGAAAAGGAAAAGGGCCAAGCATCTGATAGTTTCAAGCGTGCATGCTTTAACTGGGGCATTGGTCGAGAATTATATTCAGCACCATTCACCTATATCAACCTACAAAGTGGCGAATGGCAAAAAGGCAAGGACGGACGGCCTAAATCATACGCAAAATTCACGGTTAAAGAAATCGACTATGACGAAAATCGAAATATCAACAAATTAATCATAGTGGATAGTAAAGGAAGCGTGCGTTATACAATGGGCGGAAGCGCTGCACCTGTTCAAGCAACAAAGCCAAAAGAAAAGCACGTTGCCGGATACGATGAATTTCTAAAAATACAAAAAGAAAAAAATGTACCACCAGCAGAAATCACCAAATACATTGCGGCAGAATTTAAAAAACCGCGCCTTGCGATGTTAGATGCCTTTGAAATGGTGGCGGCCCTTGAATGGTTGAAAAAATACGGGGAAGAAGAAAACAAAGGATTTACCCTATATGACAATGACGAACAAGCATTGATGCATGAAGATGCTGGAGATCGCATTTAATGAAATGGGTTACAAAGGGAATTAACTTAATAAAGTCTATAGGCTGGAACGTATTAATTCCGGCCCCTATAGATGAAATGTTAAGCAAGTTAGACCCTAACATTGAGTATATCGTTGAAATCAAAAAGAAAGTAAAACGCCGTTCATTAAATGCCAATGCGTACGCGTGGGTATTATGTGAAAAGATAGCACATGAACTTTCAAAAAACTCCTACATTTCAAAAAATGACGTGTACAAGCGCGTTATTCAAGAAGCTGGTACATTTACCTATCTACCAATTAAAAACGATGCTACAGCCCATTTTATTGAAATTTGGCAAGGCCACGGGTTGGGGTGGCATGCAGAAGATGCCGGCCCAGCTAAAACGGAAGGATATACAATTATCCGCGCATATCACGGAAGCAGCGTTTACACGGTAGACGAAATGCGGCGCTTGATTGATGCACTTATCGATGAGTGCAACCAGCTAAATATACCGATTGAAACCAACGATTACATTAATTCGTTAATACAGGATTGGGGAAATGAACAGAAGGAAGAAACTTGATAACGTTCTATACGCCCGTACCAGAAAATGGGCGTATGAGCGAGATAACGGGCAATGTGTATTGTGCGGTGCGCCTGCATCAGAAGTACACCACATTGTATTTAGATCACAAATGGGGTTATCGAATTTAAAAAATTTAGCGTGCTTATGCCGTGATTGCCACAATAAGGCACACGGCGAACATGCAAAAGAGATACGGGAAATATTGATTGAACGAAATGAGGGGGTTGAATGGCCGAACGACGAATGATGTCAAAGAAAATTATTGATACTGATAATTTCTTAGACATGCCACAAAGTACACAATGCCTTTATTTCCATTTACTGCTACGGGCGGACGATGACGGGTTTATTCAATCACCGAAAAGCATTATGCGCATTACTGGGTGTAAAGACGATGACTTAAAACTCCTTATTGCTAAAGGCTTTGTGATTGGTTTTGAAACTGGCGTAATCGTAATTAGACATTGGCGGATACACAACTACGTACAAAGTGATAGATACTCAAAATCTGAATTACCGGAAGCAAAAAGCGTAGAGTTAAAAAACAAGGTTTATGAAGTAGTTGAACAACCGATAAACCCAGATAATACCTGTATGGATACAAAATGTATACAAAATGGATACAAAATGGATACACAGATAAGAATAGATAAGATAAGAGAAGAAGAGAATAGAATAGAAACACTATGTCATGTTACACATGACGATGTGGATAAATCTCACTTTGAAATTATCGAATATCTTAATTTTAAAACCGGTTCAAAATTCAAACCTACAACTAAACCATACGTACAGGCGATTAGATCACGATTGAAAGAGGGATACACGGTAAACGATTTTAAAACCGTGATTGATAAAAAATGCCGTGAATGGCAAGGTACAAAACTAGAAAAGTACTTAACACCGAAAACTCTATTTGCGCCAAGCCATTTTGATACGTACTTAAACAGTAATGAAACGGCTGCAATGACTGATACAGAAAGAAATATTGCGGAATTAAATGCGCTAATTGATGCGGTAGAAAGGGGAACAGATGAAACCGGAAACGTTGAAAGCTACGGGCCAACTATTGATATATGACAAGTTCGATAGTGCGAAAGTTAAAATGTACGCCTATATGCTGGCAGATATTAACCCGGTAACGCTGGCGGAAGCAATCAAGCAATGCATTAATACATGTGAATTCGTTCCAACTGTTGCAACTATTCGCAAGAAGGCAGCGGAAATTTCCGGATATGTAAACGGAAAAGAAGAACGATTGATAGCGCAAGATGCATGGGGAGTAGTCAGAAAGAAAGCCAGTAGCGTAGGTTATGAAAAAGGCCTTGATGAACTGGAAGGCATTACAAGGTTAGCAGCTAAAAGTGTATGGCATTTCTTTGACCCAAGAAATTGCCAAAGCTACAACGAAAGCGCAGCAATAAGCCAGTTTTGTAAAGCATATGAACAACTGGCAGCACGCGAACAAAAGAACATGGAAATTGCGGAAGGCATCAAGCATAACGGCCTGTTAATGGAAGCACGGAAGCGCGCAGAACTTAATATGCCGAAACAAACAGAAATTAAGATGCTAGATAACGGCCATTTGATTGAGGCTAAAAAGTACGAACCTATAGACCTTAAAAGTGCTGTTGAAAAAGCGAATATTTCGGAAGAGGGGAAAGCGTTAATTCTGGGGGTGCTGAAATGAATAAGAAATACAATGTATTTCCGAAATTAATCGAGTGTAGAGAAATATTGAAATACACTCAATCAGATATGGCGGCTTATGTTGGAATAGGAAAAGAAACGTATAAAAGAAAGGAACACTACGAAGTTGATTTCAGATTAACAGAAATGTTGGCAATTCAAGAAGTCATAAATAATGAATTACAAACGAATTTAACGCTAGATGAATTATTTAAAATGGAAAAAATCGTTTAAATGCGTTGTATGGAAGTTTTAAACCGTCAATGATAAATCATAATGGCGAAATAGTAGAAGTTGTAAATTGAGCGAATTTGCCAAGTAGAATTAGAAAATAGAAAGGGAATTATATTATGAATAGTGTTCAATTATTGGGAAATCTTGCACGTGATCCGGAAGTGCGTTATACGCAATCTGGCCGAGCGGTTGCCACTTTCACAGTTGCAGCCAGCAATACATATGTTGATAGTGCTACAAACGAAACGAAAGAACAAACGGCGTTCATTAATTGCGTTGCATGGGGCAAGCTGGCCGAAGCAGTAGGAACCTATAGAAAAGGAAACCGCCTATTTGTGGAAGGTCGAATTCAAATAAGAAGTTATGAAACACAGGACGGCCAAAAAAAATATGTTACGGAAGTTATCGCCGGTTTCGTTGGGGTATCCGCTTTAAATGATGCGGCAACAGAAAGTAATTTTGATAGTTTTGCAGATGATAAGGGGAACGATGAAAATATTCCGTTCTAGGGTATAAAAATGTTAGTAAAAAACGAGAATGAGTGGTGCTGGTGTTTAGGTGAATATACAGGTTGGCCGAAAAAAAGCATTGAAGATGCTGTAAAAGATTTTGCGGATACTTATCCAGCCTACGAAGTACCAAAAATTAGGGTTGGAAATCCATATTATTATGTTCCTACTGTTAATGCGGATCGTGTAATTGATGATATTGTATGTGGTGATTTAGATGATGAAATTGAGGAATGGTCGGAAGATTACCTTTTAAGTGTAAAACAAGAACATATAGACGAATTACAAGCGGAATTAACCGATGTATTTCGTAAATGGGAAAAACGCCACGGATACAACAATACATCTTTTGTGGTGCTTGAAACTATAAACCCTTTTGAGAATAAGGACTGAAAAATGAAACCACCATGTAAAGGTTGTGAGTTTAGGGCGATAGGCTGCCATAGTACATGCGCAGCCTATATAAAATACAGTTTGAGCCGTAAAGAAGAATTAGAAGCCAGTTATATTCGGGGTGATATACCCGGCTATATAAAGACAAATAACAACCGCATCAAGCGGCGTAAGGGCAAATATTAGGAAGGTGAAAATGCATATATGGGGGTTGTTTGATGACGGCAACGGCTGCTATCGTCAAGCGGTAGATGAATATAACATGAATATGGGGGGGGCAACACACAATAACATCAATAGGAATTGGTGATGCGTGCATCAATCAAGACTTAGCGATTAATACATTACATCAACCTAACGCACTATGGGAGCGGTTGGACAAGCTAGATAGACCAGATGTTATTCTAGCTAGTCCACCTTGCGAAAGCTGGAGTGTAGCAAGTGCGATGAAAGGCGGTAATGCGTGTTGGAAGCAAGAAAAGGCTATGACTATCAATCTATTTGATAAATATGAACAAGGAAGTAAATTCACAATCAGAAATCACATTGATTATGAAAACTACCAATTCAAATATGATAAGTCATTCCTAACACGTATCAATGGTGAGATGTGTATATACAACACATTGAAAATCATTGAGCGATACAAGCCTAGGGTGTTCGTAATTGAAAACCCAGCATATGGGCGGATATGGGAATATATAACAAATGTAATAGGGTTTGATATACCATATGAAAACATGACATATTACAACAACTATGATTACCCAATCAAGAAACCTACAAAGTTTGGTAGCAATATCGATTTAAAACTACTTAAAAATGATATGAAAAACCAAATCAAATTCAATAAGTTAAACATAAAAGGAATAAACCGATATAACACGAGATCGCATATTCCGTTGGCGTTGGTAAAAGATATTTTAAAACGATGTGAACAATATATAGAGAGGTAAATATGTTACGAATAAAAGTATTTCAAAATGGATTAACAAGAATTTACATGACTAATTCATTTAAGTTAGGTTCAGGAAAAAACGAATTCTATAATTTTTTAGAAGCTGCAACAAACGTAGACTTGGGCTATAAAAAAATTATTGATTTTGAAGATGCAGTAACAAATACAAAAGTTTTTGTATCGCCTATTGCGTGTTTAATTGAAGTTGAGGAAGTGGCGAACGAATGAGTACGGTATATATAGGAAACTGGCTTGCGTTGGGTGTTTGCATATATAGCGGAAAAACCGCAGATGCAGCACTATCCGTGCTGGGGTTAAGGAAAGAAATAAAACGAAAACCGGCATACCCAGATATTGAAACAAGTGCATTGATTAAATTACGTAATGAAGGGTTAAGCATAAGACAGATTGCAAGCGTATATAGTGTATCTGGTACGTTTGTTAGAAATCGCCTGTTGGATGCTGGTTTAAATCTTGAAAGGCGGAAGCGATGAAACAAGCATTAATAAAAGGCGTTAAAAGCGATGAATGGTATACACAAGAACAATTTGCAAGTGCTTTAACCGTGGTTATTGGTGGTAAAATTTTAAAACCAAAGGTAACGGTAGATTCCTATTGTATTATGATTGAATACAACGTTAAAAACGGAAGGAAAACGTGGCGATTACGGCAAGTAATTCCCAAAATGACAATGCAGAATTTTAACGGAACAATGGAAACATTTTTAGGTCATGTTATGGAACAGATGAAGTACTTATTAGCAACAAAAGGAGAATTAAATTATGACGAATGAGCAAAAATGGCTATTGCAAGAAATGTATGATGAAGGGTACCGCGATATTAAAATAATCGGTGTATATGCCTATTTCGTAAACCCAACATTTATTGAAAACGGCGGTAATTTCAAGGTGCGCGATAATACCCCGCGTATTCCGTGCAAGGTACTGGGGTTAAGTCCTAAAACCGATAAATATTCTATTGGTGCGTTGCTGGGTATTGTGGAATGGGATAAGGTACCAGTTGATACGCAAATAATTGTTAAAACGTTATTCGGTGAACAGAAATTATATTTTGCTGGTGTAGGCGAAAAAGGCTTTATATGTTGTTTTCCTTGTGGTAGTACATCGTGGAGTCATTCCAAAAATACTATGTTATGGAGTTATGAAGAAGATAATGCGAGGCTAGCAGAAAATGAGCGTGATTGACATAGTATTCAAAGGCCGCCCGATTACTAAAAAGAACCACGGGCAAATAGTTAAAAACGGTAATAAGCGGGGTTATATTCCGTCAGAAGCGTATAGAAATTATGAAGATGCTTGTTTATGGCAACTAGCTGGCAAGAAACTGCATATATCTGGCATTGTAGTTGTTGAATGTAAATATTATTTGCCTAATAAAAGAAGTTGGCCGGACTTAATCGGGTTGCTACAGGCAACCAGCGATATCTTAACCAAAGCAGGCGTGATTGATGATGATAAATGGATATGTTCTTATGGTGAAAGCTGCATAGCGGGTATAGATAAAGAAAACCCGCGGGCAGAAATTCGCATTATGGATAGGAAAAATAAAGTGTTGGAAGCATTATTGAAATGAGGGGCAATAAATGGAACTACTAAATAGGATTAAACGCATATTTGGATATAAACGATATAATGCGGACGTTATCAAAGTTAAGCGATGCATGCCGGGTGTATTGATGCCAAAAGTTGGCAGCGAAGATGCTGCCGGCATGGACTTTTATCAACCAGAAGGCGTAGTAATAGAACCGCATCAAACGCAATATGTAACGCTGGGTTTAGCGGTAGAAATTCCAAAAGGGTATATGTTGATGCTGGCGCCACGATCTAGCATGAGTAAAACGCCGTTAATTATTCCGAATTCGTTCGGGGTGATTGATGCGGATTATAGGGGCGAAATAAAAGCGATACTACATAATACCAGCGATGATGCATATTTAATTCAAAAGGGCGATAGATTAGTACAGGGTATTCTTGTACCAGTAGGTGCATTAAAGTTGTTAGAGGTCAACGAATTAACCGAAACGGCGCGCGGTACTGGTGGCATTGGTAGTACTGGTAAATAGTTATTTTAAACAAAGAAAGGTGGGCGGTGAAATATCCGCCCTATCATAAAAGGTGATAAATATGATTAAAAAATATAGCAAGAAACCAGTTGTGATTGAAGCGATACAATATACAAAAGAAAATTATGGGGAGTGTGTAGATTTTTGCGGTGAAAGTTTTTATGACTGCCTTGATGATGATATTTTTATTGAAACATTAGAGGGGCAACATAAAGCATCGTTAGGCGACTACATTATCAAAGGTGTTAAAGGCGAAATTTATCCTTGCAAGCCTGATATATTTGAAATGACATATGACAATCAAAATGTTTTGTGCAAAGTTTGTGAGCCGGAATGGCAAACGCGATTTAAAAGCGAATATAGTGAATTGAAAGAACGATACAATAAGCTTCATAAAATGTTGGTTAAACATGATGCCGGGATTTTAAACTTTGAACCAACTTGCCCTATCGAACTATTACGTAGACAAAAGGCAGTAATGGGAGAATATCTAAATATTCTTGAAATTAGAGCGGAAATTGAAAAAGTAACATTGTAGGCGAAAGGGGAAATGTGTATGCCTATTATTAACCCTATGTATTTGTACTTAATCGAGGTGTTACATAATTTAGATGTGATAAATAACTTTGTTTTTGTTGTGTTGGCGTTTATAGTGTTGTCTGCTGGTGTCATGTATATTATTGACGATTACACAAGGGAAATATTTGAACCACACAAAGGCAAAATGATTGCGTTGTTTATTGCGTTTGCGGTTAGTGCTTTAATCACGGTATTAATTCCTACAAAAGATACTATGTATAAAATGCTAATCGCTAGTTATGTAACAACTGATAATATCCAAATTGTGAATGATGCCATTAAAACCAACTTGCAAGACTATTTAAACATGTTAGGGGAAACAGTTAAGAACATGAGATAATGAACCATACGGGGGAAATATGACGGATAAAGATTACAGGGAATTAGCAAAAGAATATTTAGAACCTATCAAATTAATAACAATGAAAATTAACTCATTGAAAGAAGATCTAAAGCATTTACAATCAGATATAACAACCATAGGCGCTGTTGACTATTCCAAAGAACGCCTAACAGGTGGCGGAACACCTGGCGGACTGGAACAACAAATTATACGCCTTGAAAGCAAACGCGATGCAGTACACAAAGAAATAGGCGCATTAATTGATGAGCGGGAAACGGCGGCGGATATCATCAACACATGCACCACAGGGAAAGCGAATATTTTATTATTGCGCGAATACATCGACGGTAAAAGCGCGAAGCATGCGCGATACTTTACAGATTTGGAAAAGTCGCAAGCGGCCGAATTAAAAACGGCTGGCCTTGTACAAGTTGGCTATTATTTGCACCATACATATTATGCTTGCATGTACACTGCTAAATCGGTATAAGACGGACTGTATCGGACTATATCGGAAACAGGCGGAAATGCCATATATAGTATAATTATATTGTCATATGATGCTTAAAAGCCATTGATGTTAATTCTCCTTTTAAATGATGCAACACACGGGGAACATTGGGCCGTTCCCCTTGCGTGTTGTATACAGTACCGGCGCAAGAATTCCTTTCAACGAACACGTGCCATTTGAGATATAACCTTGTTAAAATATGTACCTTTTTAATAACATAACTACTTGTACGATTTCATAGATTGCCGGTATTGTATAGAACATACAAACAAACTGAATAAAACAAAAATAAAATGGGGTATATCCACGGCGATATATCCCATTTTGTGTATAAAAACAACATTTAATTATTGAAAATCGAACGTGCTGCATGCGTTTTGTATTTAGTGCGGAACGGTGCAGCGTGTTTGGTTTTGAGTAATTAAAAAGCCGCCCTATAATAGGCGGCCTTTGTTGTTTTATGCTTCTTCGATTTTAAGCGGTGAATGAATTTCAGATAGAGCATTGTTTAATTCGTCGGTTGTTGCATCTTCGGTTATAGTTGCGAAATAATCACCGTCGCCAATGATCCATGTTTTATCTGTTAATTCTGATTGAGGTTTAAATGTGGTTACTTCTTCATAGAAGTCTTTATCTGTTCCGCACCATGTTAATATAGCGGCATGGCTTCCTTTTTCGTTGAAGTCAGTAGCATCTTTTAGTAATTCGAAAGCGTTTTCGTTTGTTGCGATTGTTTTGTTTCCGTTAAGTAGTCTAAACATGGTAATTCTCCTTTTGGTTAATTAGATTAATTTAATTATACAACTTTATTTATTGAGCCGCTAGCAACTGGCGGATTCTATTATTTTCTTCGGTTTGGTATATATCGACTGTATCAAATATTTCTTCCCGAAGATTGAAAGCTGCGAAACATTCGGCGAATGAGTTAGAACGGCGGCGAAGCAATTCGCATTTTTCAGCCAAGTATCTAAGCATCTGCATTGTTGTATTCTCCTTTGGTTTAAATAGTTGGCGGTAGTGGTTATCTACCGCCTTTATTTGTTATTCGTAGTAGTGGCAAGCAATAACTTCGTTTGTGTTATTGTCGATTAGTTGCCATTCAAACCCAAAACTCATTGTACTAATGAAATCGGAAGCATCTGTTTTGTTTTCGAAGTTCCATGTTTGAGTTGTGTTTAAGTCTTTGAGTGTTAGCATTTTAATTTCTCCTTTTCACTTAGTTGCGTTTTCTGATGTATCTTATGGCTTCATTATACTTGCGTTTTCGCAAGTAGTCAATAGGGAAATTAAAAATTTTTCAAAAAAGTTTGTAAAGGTGGTGAAAAGCTAGTGAATATCATATGTACAAAGTCAAAATGCCTTAACAATAAGAAAGGCCAATGCACGGCCAGTGAAATATATTATGACGGCTTATGCCAAACATATTGCACTAGCCAACACGCAGCCAAGCAAGTAGCCTGCATATGCGCGCGATCACATGGGCGCATGAAAGCAAAAGATAACAACATACTACGATAGGGGGTGAATATCAATGAACTACATGCCTAAAATAAAAAAAGTAATTACGGCGTTACAAATCAAGAAAGGTTTAAGGTATGTTATTGATACTCGCCAATCATGGAGCAAGTGGGATAAGCCGTTTAAAGTATTTATCGTGAGCCGCATGTATAATGAATCGGAATATGCAGAAGCGTTTCCGGAGAAGTATAAACGAAAACCATTTAAAGAGGGGCAATTATTTAAGAAAGTTGCTGAATACGATACATTAAAGCCACATGAGTTGTTAATATATTTAGTTAATGTGTTGAAAGGTGGTGAACGTAGTGAGTGATATTAAATTAAAGCCTAAGGAGTTTACGTTTGCAGAAGAATGGTTAAAGACTATGAACGCCACGCAATCAGCAATAAAGGCTGGTTATAGTGAACGAACGGCGTATTCGGCTGGCAATCGACTGTTGAAAAAAGTTGAGGTTAAACAATATATTGATGAACGATTAACAGAAATGCAAGAAAGCAGTATTGCCGATACTAACGAGGTAATGCAGTTTTTATCTAGTACGATGCGTGGTGATATTCCCGACCAGTTCGGTTTAGATCCGGCGTTGAATGATAGGCTAAAAGCTGCCGAATTGCTTGGCAAGCGTTATAAGTTGTTTACTGACAAACAAGAAATTAGCGGCGCGGACGGTGAACCGATTAAGGTTATATTTAGTAATATGAATAAAGAATAATAGGTAATTGCATAAATCTATCATTAAATGAGGTATATCCACGGCGATATATCTCATTTTTGTATAAATCTATCAAATATGGAAATAACAATTGACTATAAACCTAATGAAAAACAAAATATATTCCACAACACAAAAGCGCCTTATGCGGTATATGGTGGTGCTCGTGGTGGCGGTAAAACAAAATCATTGATTATGGACGTGTTTATTTACGCCTTAACGTATCCGGGTAGTCATTGTTATATATTTCGTGAAACATACCCAAATTTAGAAGCTAATGTGATTAGAGAGTGGATTAGAAGTGTGCCGGCTGAATTATACAAATATTCAGACCAAAAACACATAGCCACCTTAAAAAATGGTAGTCAGGTATTGTTTAGGTATGTGAAAAACGATAAAGATGCTGAAAGTTATCAAGGCCAAGAGTTTGATTATCTGGGTATTGATGAACTAACAAAACATACAGAACGAACGGCGGAATTATTAACAGCTTGCTTGCGTAGTGCAAAAGGTTTTCCTGTTCGTTTCCGTGGGAGTTGTAACCCCGGCGGTCGCGGGCATGGTTGGGTGAAGCGTAAATATGTAGAAGCCACAAATTATGGAGAAAATCCTGTTATTGATGAAACTACTGGACTTGAAAAGGTGTTTATACCAGCGCAAGTTTACGATAACTATGTTCTTATGGCGAACGATCCGAGTTATGTCAAACGTTTAGAAGCATTACCAGAACAAGAAAAGAAAGCGTTTTTGTATGGCGATTGGGACGTGTTCATAGGGCAAGTATTTACGGAATTTAACAGAAATATACATGTAGAAGAACCTTTTGAAATTCCTAAAGGTTGGATACGGGTTCGTTCTATGGACTGGGGTTTTAGTAAACCTTTTAGCATTCATTGGTACGCTATTGATTATGAAGGTGTTGCGCATTGTTACCGTGAATATTACGGTTGCACAGGTGAGCCAGATGTAGGGTTAAAGCTGACACCTGATGAAGTGGCTGCCGAAATGGCTAGATTAAGCGAGGGTGAAACATATGCTTATGATATAGCTGATAGAGCGATATGGCAGAAAGACGACCGCATGAAGTGGAGCGTTCAAGGTGAGTCTATTGCTGAAATATTTGCACGGCATGGAATTAACTTCATAAAGTCTAATTCTGAACGCATTCCGGGTAAGATGATGGTTCACACATATCTAAGGGAGAAGAAGATTAAATTCTTTTCTACATGCAAACATATTTTAAGAACGTTACCAGAATTAGTGTATGACGAAAGCAAGCCGGAAGATGTGGATACAACGCAAGAAGATCATGCATATGATGAGTTTAGATATTTTTGCATGAGTAGACCTATCACACCTAAGAAACCGGAGAAACCATTTAATGACGGTTATAGATATGATGATGAAACAGAAGGGGAAGTTACTGCATGGGGCGTATGAGTGAAAAGGCGTTACGTGATTACGCCTATAAGGTGTTAAAGTCGGAATACGGCGAACGCGAAGAAAAAGGCGTTATTATTCCGGCCAAATATACAGATGAACAACTGGCGGAATTTGCAAAAGCAATGCCACAATGGCAACTAGAGCAAATGTACGATATGATATATGGTTCTGAAATGGTGGAGTAATGAATATAGAACAAACATTTGATATATATGAAGCAAAGGCGAACGTAAAAAGCGCATTGAGTGCTACGTCAAACTGGCGGCGAAGTGCTACCGAAGATTATGCATTCATGCAAGGTAAACAATGGGACGATGCTGATTTAAAAAAGCTGCGTGAAGCTGGCCGCCCTGTAATCACAATTAATAGAATACGGGCAACTGTTAATCTGTTGTGTGGTTATGCATCACAGAACGAAACAGAACCGGACTTTTTACCACGTAGCGAAGAAGATGATAGAATAAGCCGGGTTGCGAAAGGTATTACAAAATACTGTTTAGACCGCGCACACTATCAACGAAATAAAGGCAAATGCTTCCGTGATAAAATCATATGCGGTTTAGCCAATTATTGGGTAAGCTATGAATTTGACTACACTAAGTTAGACGGCGCCATTAAAATCGACCGCGTTTCTCCGTTTGATGTTTTCGTTGATCCAGAAAGCACAGAAGAAAACCTAAGCGATGCTCAATTCGTTGGCCGATATAGTTGGGAAAGCACAAGAAAGCTAAAACAGGTATATCCGGATAAAGCTAATGAGATTGATTTGTTGAGCCATAAATATGACGATACAGAACTAGAAGCCGGAACGGTTGAAACTATTAACGGTGAATCGCTATGGTATAACGAAAAGTATAAAAAAATTCGTGTAGTCCAATATTGGTATAAGGAATACGGTAAAAAGAACGTATACATGACAAAAGAGGGGTTAATTGATGAAGATAATCCTTTATTTGTTGTATTAATGGCTACAGGTAAAAAGCCTACTAGCATACCAGATACTAAAATCAGATATGCGACATTTGCCGATAACGTACTACTAGAAGAAGGTAAAAGTCCCTATAAGCATGGTAAATTCCCATTAGTGCGTGAATATTGCTATTACACAGGCGAATTGATAGACGATGAACTAGAACCGGCTGGCGTAGTTCGCGACCTTAAAGATGCGCAACGCGAAAAAAATAAGAACAGAAGTCAACGTATGCACGTTGTTAATCAACAGTCTTTAGGTGTGAAATTCTGGCAAGGCCAAATAGATGAACACGATAAGAAAACGATTGAAAAGAAAAGCACAACACCGGGAGCAAATATATTCTTGAAACCGGGCGTTACATTCCAAGACGGTACGCCGTCAATGGATAGCGCTATTAGTTTAACCTTAGAACAACAAGCGGATAACGACTTTTATTCGATTAGCGGTATAACTCCGGAAAGTCTAAGCGGTAGCATTGGTTCTATGAGTGGCAAGGCAATCGACTTGCGGCAATCGGTAACAACCGTACAAACGGCGGATATATTCGCACAAACAAAAGAAGCGGAATTACAGATCGTCAAATTGCTATGGGGTGAAAAGAACGCACCGGGGTTAATTCCTCAATTCTACAATCAAGAAAAGGCAATGCGGATTTTAGGCGACGACGGCAAAAAAGAATTTGTACAAATTCAACCTGAACTAGGTCAGCCGATGCAAGAACAAGTCGTCACGGATCCGTTTGGACAACCTAAAGTAGATGAAGAAGGCAATCCAATCAAACAAGTATTGTATGATTTGAGTTGTTTTGATTTTGATATAGTAATCAGCACTAGCCAAGCAAGCGCAACGGCTCGTAAGGCTAACCTATATCAATTATTGGAAGCTAAGAAATCCGGCGTTGATATTCCTATGGATATTATCCTCGACTTTATGGACTTCCCAGAAAAAGAAGCCGTCAAGAAGCGTATTCAGCAAGCAGCAGAAAAGCCAGCTTTACCAGAATTGCGTGTTAGTGGCAGCTTAGATGATATGCCGGCGGAAGCATTGAGCATGTACTTGCAAACGCTAGGCGTACAGATTTCACCGCAACAAATTATGGCGGAACGGTTAGCCTTGAAAGGTAAGCAACAGAACATTCAAAATGCACCGCCAATTTTACCGCCTACGAACGATTTAGGCACTATGTAATATAAACCTATCAACACAATAACAAACGCTCCGTAATGGGGCGTTTTTTATATTTCTTTCGCCCTAAGTAATGGCGTTAAAAGGCTTGCTTATACATTATCGCCCGGCAACGGCGTTAAACTGCCATATTCTTATATTCGTCCGGCAATGACGTTAAAAGGCAATAAGGGGTATTTGATATGGAAAAAGATTTAGTAAACATCGAAGAAGCTGGTTTCACACCGGAAGATTTAGAAAACGCGGGCGTTGAACTGGAAGAAACAACCGAAGAAACGGATACACAGGAAACTACACCAGATGAACCCTCTACAGATGATGCGGCGGAAAGTGATGCGAATGATGCGGAAGTAGAACCAGAAGCGCCGAACACTAACGAAGGTACGGAAGAAACGCATGCGAACGATCAGAACTTAAAGGCAGCACTTGCACAGGAACGCGCAAGACGTAAAGCAGCGGAAGAACGTGCTAGACAATACGAAGCACAACAACGGCCAATTACATTGCCAGACGAAGAAGTATCAAATATTCGCGACTTTGTACGCCGTGAAGCATTGAAACGCTTTAATATCACGGCGGAAGATTTAGAAAGTCTTATGTTTGAAGATGTACAGAAATATAACGATTTCATTCGTTTTGAGGCCAATGCGGAATATACAATTACTAACCAACAAATGGCGATACATCAACAAAGACAAACTAATATTAATTTCGTAAATGAAATTAAATCATTACCGAACTTTGGGGAATTGTATCAACGCGGTTTAGAAAAGCTAAACGGAATGACGATGCGCGATGCACAACCGATTAACGATGCTTTTTATCGTGTTGATATTGGCGAAGGTACGGAAGCCGATTTTGAAACCATTAGAAAATTTGTAACAGAATTGCAAAATGAACGGGCGACAAGTACCGAAGTACCTAACAACCCTTTACAAGTTGCGGCAACGTTACCAAAAGCTGGCGCGTTAAATGGTGGCGTTCCTACACCTAACAAAGTAACGGAAGAAGATATTTTAAAAGCGTATCAAACAGGCAATCTTGATGCATTGCCGGACGATGTACGCAAATATTTTGACGAATTATAAGAGGTAAAACATGGCAGAACAAAGAAATCAAGTTAATATTCCAGCGGCCTTAGTTCCTAAAGTATGGGCCAAAAAAGTATGGCGCGAAGGCTTGAAAGAAAGCTATTTTGATAAATTTACGGCGTTGGACGGTTCCAATGTTGTACATAAGAACAAAGATTTAGAAAATGTAAAAGGGGATAGCGTAGTATTCGGCTTGATGATGAACTTAACAGGTTCCGGCGTTGAAGGTAACCGCGCTAAATTATCCGGCGCAGAAGATAGCTTGAACATTTATGATTTCACAGTAAACACTCAATTGGTGCGTAATGCGGTTTCCCGTTTTGAAGCGGACGACCAAAAAACACAATATGATATGTTGAAAGAAATTAAAAGCGCATTGAAACAATGGTTATCTGATTGGTTAGACGATAAATTAATCTCTAAACTTTCCGCAAGTCCTACTGCTACAGAAGTATTATATGCAAGCACAGCTAATACACAAGCAAGCATTACGGCAAATGATAAATTAACAACAACTATTATTTCTCGTGCGAAACGTAAAGCAATGATGCACGGCCCTAAAGTACAACCAATTAAGGTTGACGGCATGGACAAGTATATTATGCTTGTATCCCCATGGGCGGCTCGTGATTTAAAAGACGATGAAAAATGGCTTGCAGCACAACAAAACGCAAATGTTCGCGGTTCTAAGAACCCTATTTTCACAGGTGCATTAGGCGAATATGACGGTGTAATTCTATACGAATACGAACGCGTATTATCTGATACTACAGGCGCATCTAGTGCGAACGTATGCCATAACTTGTTGTTGGGTAAACAAGCAGCATGTTTCGCAGTAGCTAGACCAGCTAAACATATCGAACAAACAGACGATTACGGCAACATTGCTGGTAACGGTATTGCGTTCTATGGTGCAGTTGAAAAAACTAAATTCAATGCCAAAGACTACGGCGTAATTCAGGTAATGACTGGCGGCGTTGTTGAACGCTAATTTATAGGTATAGGCGGGGTGATACCCGCCTTTATTCTTATATGGGGTGAATATGAACATAAAACAAATAGTAAATAGGGCGTTCATGCAAATAGGCGATACATCGCAAGAAACGTATACACCATACCAGTTGTTGGAGTATTACAACGAAGGTAATCACCTATTGAACGCTTTAATTAGCCAATATTGCCCTAGCCTTGCAACTGCCACACATGAAGATAACGGAACGGGGCGAATTGTACTGCCGTTTCAATGCATCGGAGTGTTAAAGGTACAAGCAGATGATGCGGAAGTGCAAGGGTATCATGTATTGAATTTACAAACGGTGGTATTTGATGCGGATCATGAGCAGAAAATCACCGTTGATTATATAAAGACAGCTGGATATAAAACGCTAGATGATGAAAGCGGACTACCGGCAGAACTAGAAACATTGTTAGTTGATTACATCGTGTATCGCGTAATGAATATGGATATAACCGGCATTACTTCCAATATGGTAAATGCATTACAAACAATTAACAGTGGACTAGGTGAAAATGATTGTATTATAGCGGAAGGGTATTGGGATTATGATTGTAAACGAACTGATTACTCTGGTTAATGTTGAAAGCAACGAAATACTAGATGAACAATTAGAATATATCCAGTACATTAACGCCGCTATTGATTGGCTAACTACTATATTGGTTAGCATTAAAGACCGCGAAGTAGTTAAGAATACGGATATACCAAACTTAAAAGCCGTACCGTCCGACTTTATGGGGTTCATTCCAAAGAGTGGTTATCCTATCCGCATCATTAACGGAACGTTTGAAACCTATGACGGGGAAATAGTAAAAGGCGTATTTTATAGCGTGCGTAAAAACCACGTTGACGAATTGGACGATGCTATTCCGTTTTCTGAATTCTTTCATCAGTATCTAGTGCAGCTTATATCTTTCATGGTAAAGAAAAAATCTCTTATGACTGATTATGCTGCCTATGATAAGACCTTTATTGACTACATCACGGAACAAATTAAAGTGGCAAGGGGTATTACATAATGGGCGTAAAACAGGTAGCAACAACAAACGGTTTCCGGTTGGGCCTTGATTGGTCGAACCCGCCCGAAAATATTGATATGCAAGCCCTAACGCAGGCTAGACAATGCGAATTCGATAGAACGGATAATGCATTGCGTACAGTACCAGGGGTTAGAGTACTGTATGATTTCGGCTTGCCTATTGAAACGTTGTATTACGATGTGTATCGGAAGCGTTGGTATTTTTCATCGAATAAGAATTTATATGAAACAGATTTCAGCACTCACAAACTATTAGGGGTATTAAGTGGTGTGCAAAAGCCTATGTATCATGCATTCGGTGGTGATATTCTGATTGCTAGTGGCGGAAAACTACAGGCGATTACGGGAGCGGGGCAACTCATTACAGTAGAAAGCCCTACATGTGAAATGGTATCCAGTCATTCCGGACGTGTATTGCTTTCATCGATTTATTCGCATCGGTTGAATTGGTCGGCGGTTGGTGATTATCAATCGTGGACACACAATGGGAATGATGCATCTAGCGCGCAGTGGTTAGACGTCGGGTATAAAGACCAAGGCAGTATTATTGCCGTTGACTTCTTAACCCGTGCAATTATCGTATACAAAGAATATGGGCGTGTATATCAAGTAGTTGGCACACCAGACGATAATAATTTGACTGTATACCCGCTATCCTCTACGGGATATTGTAGCGGTTCAACTTTGAGTATCGATGATAGATCATACTATTTAGGGGAACAAGGGTTTATGTCATTCATGCCTACTAATACGTATGCAGAAATACAACCGTTTGAAACTGGCCTAAACATTAATTCATACCTGTTGAAGTACATCACAAAAGATTGTGAAATGTGGCATGTACCTAGCCGTAAGCAATTGTGGATAAAGCCCTACAATGGGGATAGCTTATTCATCTATCATTACCTACCCCGATATAATGACGGTCGCGGAGTATTCACATCTAGAAAATTCACGTATAACATTAATTCCGTTGTAAGTCTAGACAAAGATGTATATGTAGCCTATGGCAATAAGATAGGCATTCTTGATGAAAGCATAGATACAGATGACGGCGTACAAATTGAAACCTCTATTATTAGTGGCAACCGATTGGCTACACGTCAATTCATCTTGATTATGAACTACAATTTCGTAACACATAATATTATTAATGGATACGGCACAATTGACATTTCCAATAAGAAGGCTAAGCTTATTAATTTTGCTAGTAAGGCTACTAAGACATATTATGCAACGATGAAAACTATAAATGCTACAAGCAAGATGAACACTAACGAATACACCAAAGCTTATAAGATTGGTGGCGGTGCTAATCGTAATGTGCAGTTTAAAATACACGTTCAAAAAGGGGCTATATCTCTAAGGCAATTAGATTATACGTATGAAGAGGTTTAAACATGGCATATAAAGAAAAACACCCTTTGGATATTACACCCCAAGGGGATACGGTGCAGGATAGCATTCAGAAAAACCGGGCTGAAATATTAGAAGTCGCCAAAGCCGTAGAATTAAAGGCTAGTGGTGGCGGTAATACAGGCGGTGGCGTACTACGGAATAGGGTGCTAAACGGTAAGGTTGGTAATAGTGAATGGGCGTTTTTGATTGGTGATAACCTAAGTGTAATGATTGACGGCAGTCAAACACCTGTATTATTATCATTCGCCGACGGGTACGATGATAACGGAAGTGTAGACTATGTAAGTACGATTACAAATAAAACGAGTGCATGGAATTTACCAGCACGATCTACATCGTATTTATATATCGAACGCTCCGCATCTGGTGCGTTAAGTTATGGCAGTACTACTATTGAACCAGTGCGCCAAGCAAGTGCGCCAAAGGCTGAAATGGATAAAATGCACTATAACACGGTAGCCGATAAGATGTACCTATATAACGGCGTACAATGGAAGTCAGTGCTTCGTATTGTAGTTGCCATTGTAGTTACAGATAGTACATCGGTTAAAAGTATCAAATACTACCGTCCGGGGTTTAGCGGCGATGTAATGGCGGATAAATCTATCACTAGCGAGAAAATCGGGGATAAAGAAATAAAAGGTGCTAATATTGCCGATGAGCAAATCGAGAGCAAGCATCTGGCAAAGAGTATCAATGATTTATTTGCGGCGGTAAAAAAAGATATTGAAGATTTAAAACCAAAGATTGATAGCGTATTATCAAAAGCCTATCCAGTAGGTGCGATATATTGCAGTACCGTAGAAACTAACCCGCATGATTTGTTTGGGTTCGGTACATGGGAATATATCGAACAGGGTAGGGTTCTATTATCACAAGGCGATAAATATAGCGCTGGTAGTACTGGCGGTGCTGAAACGCATACATTGACTACGCAAGAAATGCCTAAACATAATCACGGTGGGAACACTTCCGAAAGTGGAAGCCACACGCATACAGGAACGGCACAAGAGGCAGGAGAACATACTCATAAAGCTTATTTATATGGTACTGGTGCCGGTAATGGTAATCAACTAGGCTTTGGCGAATATATATCAAAAGCATGGATTAAACCTTATGATGGTTCAATGTGTGATGTCGATGTGAAAACTAGCGGGGCTCATAATCACACTGTCGCCATTGATAGCGCTAGTAATCACACACACGCTATTAATCAAGAAGGTGGCGGACAAGCACATAATATTATGCAGCCGTACTTATCTGTATACATGTGGAAGCGGGTGGCCTAATGAAAACGGATAGCCTTGAAAACATGATAAAGGACTATGAACGCAGAACAGGGGAACGAGTGGTTCTAAGCGGTTTTTATTTCGATGAAAATAATAACTACAAAGATAAGTACAATTATTACTTTAAATTCTTCCCTGGTGCAGGGTTCCTATTTTGGACGATTAATGAATTCAACGGGGCTAAGTATTTTACGATATGGCAAACATACGGTGATATGAAAGTAATCGGAAAATACATTGTTGATGTAATGAAGTTAAACGATTTAGACATTATCGTTACAGCTACACATCGCAGCGTTAAAGGGTTCATTAAGAAGTGGAAAATGGAACGCGTTCCAACTATGGACTATGTATATAATGGGTTCAATTATAAAGTGTTAAAGACTGTTAGAAAACACCTTGAAGCAACTTTGTAGAAAGGAAAAGCATGTTTATATTTGACTTGCAATTATTTGGTGGTGGCGGCAAAAAATCAAAGGTAAGTAGCATTGATGCAAAACTACCTACGGCC